CCTGGACGGCAAGATCTTTGAGCATGGGAGCTAGTTCCGCTCCGATAGCAATGAGGACGAGCTGGATATGATGCCAGGCGACTTGCATCTGGGCGGAGAAGGACTCCATTTGCTTGTTGAAGATGGTGTCCAGGGTGCCACCAGCGTTTTTGAAGGACTCATCCCACTTCTTCATCTCGTCAGACATGCCCATCGCTGCTAGGATAGCCTTCAGAGAACGGTCCTGAAATCCCATCAAGGACAATGCTGCACGCTTGGTCTCGTCTGAACTTCCCGCAAAAGCCTTCTCCATCTGTCCAATGATATCAGGAAGATGACGTATTTGACCATTGGCATCATACACCGCAACCCCGAGCTCTTGAAAAATCTCCTTGTTCTTGGTCGCTGCCCGCAGCAGGTCGCGGGTCATCATATAGAAAGCATCACCAGCCGCCTTTCCGCGCAAGCCCTGCTGGGCAAAAGCAGCGAGGACAGACACGCCTTCTTCGAGCTCAATTCCCCACTGGCGCATGGAAGCAGCCGCCTTGTTCGTGAGTGCGTCTGCAAACTCTTCAATCGTCCCAGTCGCTGACATGTCCGCCTTCGCTAAGACGTCGGCAATACGGGACATCTGTCGCATGTTTTCGTTTGCGTCCTTAGAAGTGAGCCCCAGTGCGGCCTGCGCGTTGACAAGGTAGTTTGTCGCGTCGACCATGGACATTGTGCCCGCTGTGGCCATCTTAGCGACGACGGGCAAGGCCTTCATGGACTGGGCTGCATCTAGTCCCGCCGACGCCAGGAAGAAATAGCCCTCGGCTAGTTCGGCAGCCGATTTAGTCGTGGTCAGCGACAAGGTCTTAGCCGTGGCTTCCAGCTGGGCTCGCATGCCCTCATTGACTCCGTCCATGATGGAAGCGGAGTTGGTCATCGCTTTATTGAACTTGGCGTATTCCGAGACGGATACGGCTCCCAGAGCGCCTAAAGCTGCCACTACAATTCCGATGGATCGTGCCAGCCCGGGAAGCGAAGCCTCCATGCTTTCAATGGCACCCTGCCCTGCGGCCATTCCCGAAAGGAATTCTTGCGGATTAACTGTCAGGCGGACATAAAGATTTCCCAGGGACGTTCCGCCAATGAACCGGGATGGTGCAAAATATACTGCCATGATCAGGACTTTCTCTTTTTCCCCGCGGGAGGCTTCATCTCCAGGACGGAGAGCCAGGCAGCTTTCGAGGCTGCTACCCGGTCCTCTTTTTCTTTTATGTCGGGTGGACGATACACGAAATCTTTAAACTTGACCTGGTTAGGATGCTTCACGTAGCTGCGACGGACTTCTAACGCTATTTGGGCCAAATAGTAATCTTCCCGGGTCTGATGCCGGTAATCAGCCCAGTCGAGATACAGCAACCAGTCCTCGAACTCTCGGAACGTGATTCGCTCCGAAAGCTCTCGGACGGTCATCTTCAGGTGCGAAGCTACCCGATGCCAGCAGAGCTTCGCACCGCCTATCCGTTTTTTGCCGGATCATCCAACGCGGACTTTCCATCCAAACGGTTGATCTGTTGGGCGATGATGAAAAGTTGGCCGACGACGGATGAAGGCCATTTCTGGATTTCATCCGCCGCGACCAATTTGCCATCGGGACCAAACAAGCACAGCGACAGCAAATCGGCTTGCATGCCGTCGAACTTTTTAACCCCGAGGCTTTTGCCATCGGGGGCGATCCGCATACGCCCAGAAATTCCGTCCAGATAACGGTCGCGGTCTGCGGCTGTCATCTCACGGAGGCAGTAGGTCTGCTCTTTTCCTTCAGCGTCTGCTAATTGAATTTCGACGCGCTCTGTCACTAACGAGAAGCGCTGTGGTGCGGTTTTCATAATGGTCCTTTATCTGTGCTTTGTTTTGTTTGGTTTGGTGTGTTATTGGGCGCTCTGTCCGCTAGCGGCGAAATACACCGGAGCGACAGTGAGGCCCGTAGACGGGTCGGTGAGGCTCGGCTGAATAGTCAGCGTAGCGGTGGGCTGCTCGCCTTCCGTGAAGGCGCCCGGGGTGAATTCTTCGATCCAGCCGTAGAACTCCAGAATGGAATCGTCGGGGAAAGTCACGGTGATCAACTGGTTGACGGCCAGCTGGTCCCGGACCTGGGGAATGACTTCCGTAGCGTAGGCTACCGTCGCTGACATGGGCGACAGGGTCTTGAGCTGCCGCGGCGACATCTGGCGCCAGGCATTACTCCGCATAGTGGTGGTATCAATCGCCCCGCCCGCGGTCATTCCCGGGGGAGTGACCTCTTTCTCATACAGCTTGACGGAAGGAAGGTTTGCGATGGTGATGATGGTTGAAAAACCGTCATCCATTCGAACATCATTTGGCATAATCTGTATCTGTCCTTTCTAGTTTATTTTGGCTCAGGATTGACTCAAAGTTAATATGGCGTTCACAGTAAACAAGTGTCGGCGCCGGTCGTTGACAATCTCGATTCCGAGATAGTTGATGGTCCCGGTCCGACTTACATTGGTCAGACTATAGATTTCATCCGAGCCCATGGCAACGGTATTGTTTCGGACCCCATCCAGCACAGAAGCAAGGGCCGCCATCTTAGCTTGGCCCTCGGTATAGTCCAGACTGCGGAGTGCTATCTGTATTCCCGGATGCTCGATAACTGCCCCATTAAGCATCAGCCTCCCGTCTTTCACCCCAGTCGTGTCGTAGATACATATAGCCTTGTCCGGAGTGTCGGGCATGTAAGACACAAAGGCTGTCCAGGTTTGGAAAGAGTCCAAATCTTCGAGCAGGGTGTAAAGGATGTCGGCAGGAGAGCTCATGTTATGTTCGCGATGCGTCGGATGATGGCGATCATTTGAGGGTGCATCGTGCGCGACGGAGTCTCGAGGAACTTAGCCTGGGCGCGGCCCTGCGGGTCCCAGTAACGTCCCATATGAGGCGGCGAAGGCTGGCGAGCCTGTCCCTGGAGCACCATTCCCACCTTTTCGTGGACATAGAGCGCGTAGGATGCTGTGTAACCCACTTCCACAACCGTGTCAAAGCCCCTCCCCGTGGAACGGGTATAAGCGCTAGCCTTTAGGTTCCCGTATTCGACCGGGGCTAGTTCCTGGCTGGCACGCTGCAACGCTAGCCCTGCGGCCCGCAGGCCGTCCGCAACGCGGTCACCCATGCTACGGGTAACCGCACCCATGTTGCGGATAACCGTGGGTCCGCCCTGCATGCTGGCGTAGAGTTGAGCCATAACTATAAGTATGCGACACGAAGGAATTCAGTGGCCCGGAAATTCGGATTGGTATCGATCCGCTTGATCTCGTAGCTCTGGACATCGAGAGGATTGTCCGGCGTCGTGGAGTCCATCTCTCCTAAGAGCAAGCGGTCACCCAAAGCCATCACCCGGTCTATGTAGACCAAAGCTTGGCTAGTAGCCTGCTCTCCCTGCGGGGTGATATAATTTTCGTTAGCATCATCCCAACGGCAGTCGATCTCTACCGGCGCAGCATACGAAAAAGCGCCGTAACGATCGGCCGCCAGCCGCTGCCACCAAACCGCTTTTTGCTTCCGCATTCGAGAGATGATGCTCATTGAAGTCGCCTGTAGAATTCCGCGAAGGTGATCCGCGGGAAGAGAGGCAGCTTGCTCTCTCCATCGGTTACGTTGAGGACCTCGACGTTGCTGGGAAGGAAGGAATGCACTTTTTGAAAGCCCTGGGAAAAACGGTCAAAACTGTATTCCCCGATCATGCGCGGGTCCCGGTCATGCCAGTGGGACTTGTTTCCCTGATTTCCCATGTCATATCCCAGCAAATAAATTGGACTGGCTCCCAGGTTAATGGCAAGATTGATCGCCATCGCTCCAGTGCTGTGGTTAAATCCGATCGACTCTCCGTTGTGAATCCCCCAAGTTTGCCGCTTCAGCTTGTGAATGTGGGGACCGGTTTTCATGCTCAGCACGGAAGGCGAGCACGTTACCAGCGGGACCGGGCTCTCTTCTAGCTCCCGGGCATTGCGGCAGAAGAAAGAAGCGTCACCAAATACTCCGAAACTGATGATCTCCGGTCCCAATCGGAAAGCATGATTGCAGCCTAAGACCCGCCGACCTTTAAGGATATTAAAATCAAAGTTGGCGAGGGATGGACCCCCGCCAATGATATAGCAGCTTTCCCCATCCCATTGACGGGTAACGTGCCAAAATCTGCTAGTCGTCGTCTGTGACGCGGCCGATGTCATCATCATCTCCTAGCCAAGTGAGGGTTACCGTCCTTCGCTTGCCATCGGACAGCAACTTGAGCTGGCCA